GTATCTATGATACACCCCAAAGGTAAATACCAATTTAATAAGCAACAATTGGATAATTTTTGGGATAAATATATTAATATTATGTATACTAATAAGAATGCTATCTGTGGAATGGCCGAAAAACCACAGCATATTATGCCTGTATTAGTAGATATAGATTTAAAAAAAATAGAATATGAAAATGGTGAAGAAGAGGAAGAGTTGTATAGTAGAGAAAATGTAGAACAGATAATAGGAATATATCAAAGTGTGTTAAAGAATATAGTGGAAGGATGTAAAGATGAGAATTTAATGTGTGTTTTATTGGAAAAAAAACCATATTGGGTAAAGAGTGGTGAAAATAATTATATGAAAAACGGATTCCATTTACATTTCCCGAATTGTTTTTTGAATAGGATAGAACAAGAAGTACATCTTATTCCACGAGTTAAACATTTATTAAATGAAACAAAAATGTTTGAACAATTAGAATATGAAAATTCTGGAGATGTTATTGATAAGTCGTGTTGTACAAATGCCTGGTTACTTTACGGATCTAGAAAAAGCGAAGATAAAGATCCTTATTTGATTTCTAGAGTATATGACAGTGACTTAAATGAAATAAGTTTAGAAGAAGGTTTCGGTTCTTATTTAATTTACGATTATAAAGATAAACCAATAAATATTAAAAAAGATATAGAAAAATATTTACCAAGAATATTGAGTATATTACCTAATAATCGAGATTATTGTGAATTAAAATCAGGATTATCATCTCCGTTAAAAGAAAAAATAAAATACGAAAGTAAACAAAAAAATAATTGCACATTATCTGTTACAGAATCTTTACGAGTAGCTAAAAAGTTGGTAAGTATGATAGCTAATTGGAGGGCGGAGGATAGGAATGAATGGATGATTATTGGTTGGATATTGTATAACATAGGTGAAGGAAGTTCAGAAGCTCTTGAAATATGGTGTGATTTTTCATCACAATCTAATGAAAAATATGACGAATCTGTATGTGTATACCAATGGGATAGAATGACAAAGAAGGATTTAACATTAGGAACATTGAGATATTATGCAAAGACAGATAATTTAGAAGAATACAATAAATTTAAAGCAGAAGAATCTAATGCTCATCTTCAAGATTCTATGAATGGATCACACTATAATATAGGTAAAATTATGTATACAGAATATGGTGATGAATTTGTGTGTTCCAGTATACAAAATAAAAAGTGGTATCAATTTAACAATCATCATTGGGAAGAGATAGAGGAAGGAATATTTTTAAGAAAAAAAATATCGAATGAAATTGTAGATAAATTTTCAAAAGAGGGGTGTAAAATGTTTCAACAATTATCTGGTAAGCATGACAAGGGAAGTGCTGAAGAAACACTTTATAATGCACGATTAAAACAGGCACATAAGATGATTAACAACTTGAATTGTAATTCTTTCAAAAATAGTGTTATGAAAGAATGTAGTGAAATTTTTTATGATCATAGATTTAAGGATAAATTAGATACTAATCCTTATCTCATAGCATTCAAGAACGGAGTTTATGATTTACAACTTAAAATATTTAGACCGGGAAGACCGGAAGATTTTATATCTAAAACTTTACCAATTAATTATATTAATTTTAATGGAGACGATGAAAGAGTATATGATGTTAATAAATTTCTAGAACAAGTATTCCCAGATAAAAGTGTTAGAGATTATTTTATGACTACTACATCCGATGTATTTGTTGGAGGTAATTTTCGTAAAATTGGTATATTTTGGACAGGTGAAGGAGATAATGGTAAATCAGTAACACAGACATTTTTAGAAAAAATGTTTGGAAAGTTAGCTGTAAAGTTTAATACCACATTAGTAACAGGACAGAAAATAAACAATGGTTCTGCGAATGCCGAATTAGCAAGAGCCGGAGGAGGTGTTCGTTGGGCTGTATTAGAAGAACCTGATAATGACGAGACTATAAATAATGGTATATTTAAAATGTTAACTGGTAATGATAGTTATTTTGCTCGTGATTTATTCGAGAAAGGCAAGGAGACTAGAGAAATAACACCGTTATTTAAACTTGTATTCATATGTAACAAATTACCTAGATTTAAGCATAGTGATAAAGCGACTTGGAATCGTGTAAAAGTTATTCCTTTTGAATCAACATTTTGTAGACCGGACGATCCGGCACCTGATACATATGAAGAACAACTTAGATTGAAAAGATTTCCTATGGATCCAAATTTTTCTAAAAAAATTCCTAAGCTTGTTGAAGCATTTGCATGGATTTTGATAGAGCATTATAAGAAAAATTTAACTTATATAGAACCAGAAAAGGTATTAGCTGCTACGGAAATATATAAGAAACAGAATGATATCTATCTACAATTTATCGAGGAATGTATATTAGAAGATAATAATAGGTACATCACACTTGTTGAACTATATACACAGTTCAAAGACTGGTTCAAAGATAGTTTACCTCATCATACTTTACCAGTAAAAAATGACATAAAAGAATACTTTTGTAAGATTTGGGGAGAACCTGATAAAGGTAACAAATGGTATGGGTACAAAATTAAAACTTTGTCTGACCAGATTGACTCAGGAGATATTGTTGTGATGGAAAATTCAGACTTTGTCAATTACGGTACATCTAATTTACCACCTATATAAAAATATGTAGTATTGATAATTAATTATATTATAATTAATTATATTTAAAAATATAGAAATGAAAAAAAGTATATTTGTATTAAATTTAATACAAATATTATGAACGAACTTATTCCAGAAACATTTAGAGAAATAAATAATATACAATTTGGTATACTATCACCGGATGAAATACGTAAAATGTCGGTATGTGAAATAACTTCTTCAAAATTAGATATAAAAAAAAAGGAAGTTGAAGGTATGTCTGAAACAGAAAATATAAAATTATTTTTGAATGATGATGATGATTTGAACGACGAAAAGGATAATATAACTACTTTGTACGACGAGAGGATGGGTATAGGATATAGTTTAAAAAACAATGATACTTGTAAAACATGTAATCTTACTATAAAGAGTTGTCCTGGACATTTTGGTCATATTGAGTTGAATTATCCAGTTATTCATCCTTTATGTTATCAATTTATAACACAAATATTACAATGTTTTTGCATAAATTGTAAGTGTTTATTAATTAACAAGGATCAAATTGAGTTGAAAGGATTGATGAAATATAAATCTGAAAAAAGATTTGAAAAAATATCAAACATAGTTATAGGTAAGATTGATTTATGTTATAATTGTCATACATCACAACCAAAAATATCACATAAAACAAGCGAGAATATTATAACTATGACTTATAAATATAAAAAATCAGATAGTAATTATAATGAAAAAAATATATCTATAGAATTGGATGTTAACGAAATATCAAAGATATTAGAAAACATATCAGATAACGATTTAAAATTATTAGGTTTTGAATCCGAAAATATACATCCGAAGAATTTAATAATATCTGTATTACCTGTTTTACCACCGTCGACAAGACCATATGTATTAGCAGATGGTAAAATATGCGATGATGATTTGACATGTCACTATGCTGAAATTATAAAAATAAATAATTGTCTTTCCAAAAAAAATAATAAACAAGTTTTGACTGAACAAAAATATCAAAAATATTTAAGTTCTTTAAAATTTAGAATAGCAACATTGTATGATAATTCATACGGACAGGCCAAACATCCTACAAATGGAAGAGTAATAAAATGTATAAAAAAAAGATTAGTTAGTAAAACAGGTCTTGTAAGAAATAATTTAATGGGTAAAAGAGTAAATTTTTCAGCTAGAACAGTTATAACTCCTGATGCTACACTTAAGGTAGATGAGATGGCTATTCCACCTGAAATAGCCCAAATATTAACATTTCCTGAACGAGTCACATCTTTTAATATTGAATATTTGACAGATTTAGTAAATAATAACAAAGTTAATTGTATAAGAAAAGAAAAAACAAATGGAACATATGATACAATAACTTTGAAATATGCTTTAAATAACAAAGCAACACCGCTCTTATACGGTGATTATTTAATAAGAGGAGATATAGATTTGAAAACTGATGAAAAAGGTGATATTGTTATACCAGAAGAATACAAGAATTTAGAACAAAGAAAATGGACTATATTTTACATTAAAGATAAACCTATAGAAATTAAGGAAGGTGATAGAATAGTTCGTAAAGGTAGATATGTAAAAGATATTAAATATCCTATCAAAAATATTATATGTTTAGATATAGGTGATGTAGTAGAAAGGCATTTGATGGATGGTGATTTAGTGTTACTGAATAGACAACCTACACTACATAAAGGTGGTATGATTGCTATGAAAGTTCGTATAATATCAGGTAAGACATTTAGATTTAATTTATCCATATGTAAATCTTTTAACGGTGATTTTGATGGAGACGAAATGAATATTCATCCAGCACAAAGTCTCGAGACAAAAGCAGAATTATCAATATTATCTTCTGTAAAAAATCATATTATTTCTCCACAAGAAAGTAAGAATAATTTAACAATCGTTCAAGATTCATTATTGGGATGTTATCTTCTAACTAAAGATAATGTTGAAATTCCTAGATCTTCTTTTTATAATATATCAATATGTGGTTCTCATATGGATAAAAGTGAATTATGGAATAGCATTAAACTTAAAACTATAAGTAATGTTTTTAAAAAATTTGGGAAAAAACCCAACCCTTTTACAGGTAAGGGACTATTTTCTCTTATTTTACCTTATGATTTCTGTTATACAAACGAAAACAGAGGAACAGAAAATGAACCTGTATTGAAAATTTTTAATGGAGTTTTGTATGAAGGAGCTCTTAATTCTACTGTTTTAGGAAGTTGTCACAATTCATTGATTCAGATTCTAAATAAAGAATACGGTGCTGATTATATATGTAATTTCATAGATAATGTACATTTCTTGACAAATAATTGGTTATTGGAAAACGGGTTTAGTATAGGTCTTGAAGATTGTATGATTTCTTCTAAAGAAAATACTGATTCAATTAGATATAATTTGACTAAATGTTATATAGAAACTCAAGGTATAGAAGAAAGTGTCCAAAATCCTAATATAAAAGAAATAAGAGTAACAGCATCTTTAAGTAAAGCAAAAGATATAGGTTTAAAAATAGCAAAAGACGGTATGAGAAAAAATAATAATCTTCTACATACTGTTTCTGCTGGTAGCAAAGGTTCTTTTTTTAACATAGCACAATTAACTGGTTTATTAGGACAACAAAACATTAATAGTTCTCGTGTTATACCTGTTCTAAATAATGGTAAAAGAACTTTGGTTCATTATCCTTATGATATTACAAATAAAAAAACAGAATACGAATCAAAAGGTTTTATTCGCCATTCTTTTATACACGGTTTAAATGCTCAAGAATTCTTTTTTCATTCAATGAGTGGTAGAGAAGGTGTCTGTGATACAGCTACAGGAACAGCAAAAAGTGGTTACATCCAAAGAAAAATTGTTAAATTATCAGAGGATTTACAAGTACAGTATGATGGTTCTGTTAGAGACACTACTGGAAAAATTTACCAATGGTGTTATAATAAAGGAATAGACCCTTTAAAACAAGTAAAAGTTAATGGTGATTTAAATTTTTGCAATATAGACAGGTTATGTGAAAAATTAAATACTAAATTTGAATACAATTTAGAAAATAATTAAATTTTATAAATAAGTTTCTATTA